TATGTGTTAACATAGATCTTCATTGCGTTGTTCAAAGTACCAACTAGCTTAGTGTTAGTTGGAGCTTCGAATGTACCTTCTGTTGTTCTTGCGAACGCAGAAGTTGTAGCACTTTGAAGAATTGTCAATGCAGTTGGGCTTACAACGGCCCAATTACCAGCACCACGACGTGTGCGTTGTGCAATCAAGTTTGCAGTTCTGTTGATCATAACAGCTAAAGCAGCATGTTCATCACCAACGAAAGTTGCAGTACCAGATACAGCAGCTTGATTATAAGTCTGTGCTGTTGCTGCTAATGAACTCAAACTACGTAGGACTTCTTGGTCGATCTCAGCAGTAATCTCTTGTGCAAGAGCTGCCATGATTTCGGCCTCAACGTCGATACCTTGTTGTGCTTGTGCATCCTGAGCAGCTTCAAAAGTCCAGCGAGCTGATAGCTTGCGGGTTTTAGCTTCTACAGTTTGCTTCAAGATCTGGATGCTCATTTTATTACCAGCAATACCTTCTTTGGCAGCAGTCGCATCTGCTTTACCATTGGTATTACCTGAATAACCTTCAGCGATCTTGAATGGGCTTAGTGCCTCTTCTCCAGCTGCGGCTGATCCACCAGCAGATCCGGTGTAGTTATCTGAATAACGAACACGTAGAGTGTGGATTTGACCGACTGGTCCTGTCATTGGCTGTACGCCAACCAATTCGTTAGCAATAACGGTTGGCATTACACGTCTGATGACGGGTAGAATAACACGATTTAGTGTTGCTACGTTACCGGCGGATGTTGCACCAGCTGTGGCGCTCTCTGCGAGATACTTGCGAGTATTTTCTAGAGTAGCTGCCATAACTGAACGCTTATTACCTTGGAGGCCTTCTAATAGGGCGTCCTTGGTTTCCGACCAGCGACTTTCAAGTAGTTGTGACATTTATGTTCTCCTTAAACTTTTAGTCCCGCAAGCCTGCGGATGTCAAAAATCTCAGCGGTTTTTTCTTGACCGCCGTTTGTATGTGCCTGTGTTTTATCGCCTGTGATTTCTTTAGCCTCTGATAGTACTTTCTTCGCTGGTGATCCGCCATTCATTACTGCTGGCATATACTTGTCGAAAGCTGTACGTAGCTTTTCAGTTTGTACTGATTCGAGTAAACTTCCCATTACTGAACGCTTATCGCCGGTTAGTGGTCCTAGCAACTCGGACATTACATCCTTGCGCTGGGCACTTTCTTTGATAATGCGTAGTTCACGGTCTTTGCCGTCTACTCTGTCTTGTGCTTCTGCAACTATTTTTGCTGCTTCTTCTAATTCCATCTCTTTATTTGCAACTACCTTAAGTAGTTTTGCAGTTTCAGATTTTTCATTTAGATGACTTGCAGCATATTCGCTTGCGAAAGATTCAAAAATTCTGCGTCCAAAGTCACTTCTACGAGCTGCGTCAATGTCTTCTTTCAATTGTTTCATCTCAGAACGTAGTCCTTTAGCGACTGTTTCTGAAATAAGTTTTGAAGATTGCTGAATAAATTCTTTCTTTACAGACTCAAATTTAGTCTTGCTTTCGCGGACTAACTTTACCTTGGTTTCTGCCAAGTCTTTTTTGTCTGAGTGGAATTCTGCGATTTCTTTCGCTAGTGCATCCACGATAAAAGATTCTAATTTAGCAACATTGCCTGCAACCGCTTTACGGTCTTCGTGTAGTTCTGCAATTTCTTTCTTGAGATTATTCATAACAAATGCTTCCATTGCTGTAGCATCTGATTTCATTTTCTCAACATATTTTGCACGAGCTTCAATTAGTCCTTGACGATCTTCTGCAAGTTCGCCTAGTTCTGCTTGTAAACGATCTGATAGCATAGCTTCTACAGCTTCTACCATTGCGTCTTTGTCGTGCTCATACTTTTGTGCAAATTCTTCACGTAGTGTAGAGGTGACTTCGTCACGGTTTTCTTGAATTCTGCTTTCCCAAGCATTTTCAATTTCCGATTTGATTTCTTCGGAAATCACATTGTTTTCAAACAGTTGTTTTACGATGTCTAGCATGTGATTCTCCTACTGTTAATTGAGGCCTGAAATTATTTTTTTCAGACTCTCTGCTAAGTATCTCTGTGCCTTTGGGTCGCCTTGAACTTGTTGTGCTATTGTAAATGCCTTGTAGCCACCTGTATTATTCATCAGGTGTTCATAAACTGGTGTTGGGTAAGCGCCAGGTGCGCTTGGTTGAGCAACGATGTCAACTGTGATAATTTCAAATCCTTGAACATTACCACCGTTATCAACTTCGCCCGAACCTCTGCTGGAAACTCCCAACTTAACTCCCGACTCCAACATGGTCTGAACTAACTGACCCATTGGGGTTGGGATGATTTTAAGTTTTCCGTAGCCGTTAGGACCATCCATCCACATCTTGGTAATCATATGACTAACACGATCTAGATTGATTTTTAAATCCTGTGGGTGATCTAACTCGCCGCAAACTGAGTATCCACCAGCGATCTGCTCGTTGAGCGTTTTGACAGCCCTGCCAATTTCCTGCGAAGAATAAACACGTTGATTTGCATTACGGATATCACCCTGAATACAAATCCCGTTCAAGTGCAACGACTTTTTACCGTCGTTGCCCTCTTCGCTCTCCAAGACAATCTTTGCCTGGTCAAAACTCAAATGTTCTGCTAGAGTAGTTTTCACCTTATCATGCCCTATTATCTACGACCACGGAAAAGGCTTTGCTTATTATCAGCTGATTCAGCTGCGCCTTTCTTTTCAGCGCCATGTCCGGGTTCTTTCTTAGAAAAAGCACTGCCTGCTTTTCCGCCTGGAACATTGATATTACCTGCATTATTTTCTTTAGTAGCTGGATTAGCTAATCCACCTTTTGTGCTAGCACTTTCTGCCTCAACACCGCCTTTAACGATATTAGCAGATGTACCGCCCATATCATTTTTACCAGCTACAACTGATTTAGCGTTTGCACCGTTATCGCCGCCAATTTTAGCACCGAAACCGCCTGCAACTTTTTCAACATACTCACGAACTGTGTCTAGTTCATAGCCTTCGTTGTCAGCATCCATGTCGCTTTCGCCGCCCATGTTATCTGCATCTGGCTCGCTGTGTCCGTCTTTCATTTCGTCGAACTTGGCTTGCAATTCATCAACGATAGACTCTAGGTCCATGAATAATTCTTCTTCGGATTTTTCTTCTCCGTCGTCTTCATCGGGCCCCATTTCGCCTTCTAGGTCATCACCCATGTCAGGTGTGTCACCCATGTCGTCCATGTCGTCATCACCTTCGATAGCAATGTCTTCGAAGTTTTCGTCTAAGTCTTCGTCGTCTTCATCTTTTTCTTCGTGAGCCGCTTCATCGACTTCTTCGTCGTCTTCATCTTTTTCTTCTTCTTCAGCAATTTCGCTGTCGATCATTGATTCGTAAATTTCACGTGATTGTGCAACTACGTAATCATGGAATAATTCTTCGGCCTTGGCCTGGTCTTCGTTTACAAGATGCTCAAGCATCTGCTTTAATAGATTGTTATCTGCCATAGTGTTCTCCTTCAAGATATTGGTTTATTTGGCTGTATTCTATTTAACACTAATATTTTAATCCAGGGTTAAATGGTACTTTTTTGATTCATTTGGTCTGAATATATAGTATCAGGAAAAATATTTGAAAATTCCTTGTACGTTATATGAGACAAATTAGATAGCGTTGGACCTAACTTATCGGGTATGAATGCTCCCGGTTCTATTACTCTAAAAAACTTTACATGTCTAAATTCTTTAATTACTTTCTCAGTTTGACTGAGCCAATTACCAAAGTATGTAGCTGAATCTACAGACTTTTTGTAGTTAAATGTATCTGCATACATGTTGTTAAACTTTCCATCAGTTCCTTGATAGTCAAATCCAAAAATGTATATTACAGTATGTCCTTGAGATGCAGCATGCCATAGTGCAGTCGGTCCACTACTCCATCCTTTGTGAGGACTAAAAAAATTAATATTATTTTTAGTCTGTATTCCTTTGTTAGGATTTGTCCACACTGAATGAGTTTTGTGATAGCCTGAACTTATAATCTCATTGACCATTTTTACGTCAACTGCAATAATATGATGAGGATTGTATTCTCTGTACTGTGCATTACAGCCGTAGACTATTCCCTTGGTTAACAACGATTCTGGATTTAATTGAGATCTACTAGTTCCGTTGCCTACTACAAAGGCTGGATTATTCTGCTGCTGCTTCTTCACCGACTGGAGTTCCATACATTTGTTGAATAAAACCCATTTCCGATTCAGTTTCTAGTTGATGTGCTTCTGCTTGCAATCTTAGTTTATTGATTTGCCGCAGAGTTAAACGAATCTTTCTTGTGTCACTTTTATCAAGGACAGAAGAATCACTGCTGTTATCGTATCTACGATCAACAGCAAAGTCATTGTTTTTCTCGTTAAAATAAAAAAATTCGTTTAGTAGCATAACACTATTTATACTTTATTGGATCGGGGGCTCTTCTACGCCAGCTT